AAAAGAAATCATATTGGTCTGCATAGGAGCGATCAGGCCTGTGTACAATCACACCATGATCTTTAAGAGTCTCTGCAAGAAACCATAGGTCTTCTTCTTGTTCATCTATGACATGAGAAGGATATGGCCCAACAGGAATATCTTTCTCCTCATATTCTGGAAACTGACAACTCTTAAAACTCTTGTTGAGTTCTGGTGTCCTATATCCCTTCGCAGTACCTACTATGATTTCTTTTAGTTGGCCCCAATCATTATTGCAACTCATCTTGTCTCCCATCCCACAGTCTAGAAAAACACAGTCTATTGGTATCATTTCCCCTGTTATACTCTGGATATTTGTTTTGGTAATCTATACCAAAATATACACAAGGAGATCGTGCAAGTCCATAGAATTTACAGTATTCTTTTTGATCCTCGACATATTTGTTGTATATAAAATCTGCATCAAACTCATGCATCAACTCTTTACCCACATATGCACTTAATAAATTGATATAGTTATATCCTGGCTCATTGATAACATAAAGTTGATCCTCAAACTTCTCCCTCTGAAGACGAATTCCTACTCTAAGGTTCTCTACAGGAAAAACTTTGGACAGTGAAGAAACAACATACTTGATACATGGGTGTTCCAAGTTCACTTCTAGGTTAACTGCAAGGTTGATATATGCAAGGTCAAGCATAACATCTACATTCTTCTCATCGCAGTTGTCTAAAATTTCTTCCAGAGAATCAGGAACATCTCCTGTATCGGAGAAGGGTACACTCAGAAGAAGAACATCCCCTTCCCTTATTTCATCTTCATCTAACCATGCAAAGGAGTCCTTATACCACAGGCCGTGCATCATTTGGTGATAGAAATACTCTCCCTTTGCAATTCGCAGTCTCTTATTGTTTCTATATCGAATGTAGAACTGTGCAAAGGATTCGGTTGTTCCCTGAGTAAAACACCCTTCAGTATATTTCTCTATACCTATTAAGTTGTGCGTAGACGGCATCCACCACTTATATGTTTCTATGAAATCTTCACGGATTGCGTCTGGGTTAATTTCTTCTTGCGTAAATTCATAGATGAGAGTGTTCATCTCATTGACTGTCTCATCGTCATGAACACTGTACGCACCGCCAAAAGGTTTGTCTTTATTGTCTGGGAGATTCGTGTATCTTATCATCATAAAATCCTGATACCTGTAAGGTATACTTGTCTTCAAGGCCTGCATTTGCAGATAAATGTATTACTTCATTGTTTAGGACAAATCCCTCGTTTGCTTTCCAGTGAGTACAGGGTTCTTCGTCAAATTCCAGATAGTGTCCAGATTTCCAATCCTCTAGAAATATATTTGCTCGTACTTTTATTTCTTGACGAAACGGATATGTCTGTTCTATCTTATAGAACATATCTCTGTGTTTAGGTATAATGTTTCCTGGCTCCTGTTTAATCACTGAAACCGACTTGACATCTATTCCTGTTTGTCTACCTAATTCTTCATAGTCTACTTCTTTCTCATCAAAGAATTTTTGGTGTATTGCGGTATTGTCCAGAACCAAAGATTCTGGCATACCGTTGTCTGGATGTAAATCCGACTGTTCTATTTTCTGGTGTTGAATACAGGAACACCGATAGTCTTCCCAATTGACGTTGAAAAAAACTTCTGTATTCATTTCTATTTTAATAGGTTCTAAAATTCTAGACATTTCTTTATATAATCCAACCCCTCAGCAGAATCGAGTAAAAAATTTTCATCACAGAATAATACGTGTATGTCCTTATTTACGCATGACTCAAATAGTTTCATTCTCCTATTTATGGGACTACTCAAACCATGCATACTGAGTAAGGCTATACCTTGAACCTCTGTTTCATTCATGAAGAACTCTAGGTGAGGATTCCAATCTGTGTGCATATATTCATTATGCCACCCCACTGGTTTGATACCTAACCTATCTGCATAGTTCTCTATAAAACTCCTTGCAATATAGAAAGGCATTGTTCCCATATACTCCGTTGCAGCTGGATCATTAAATACAATCCAACGGCGAGAGGTATCAACCTCTGGAACTTCTACTGTAGTCTTGGGAAAACGAAAGTAACTGCCAGGTTTACGATAACCATAGTCTGTACCTTTTTTCATAGCTCTTATGTCAAGTCCTATACGAGTGGTATCTGTAGTGTTGTTTATATTTCCATGCCAATGTCCCTGATTGAACAACCATGCCTGTCCCAAATGTATTTCTACTGGCCAAGAAACATCTTCACATCTCTTTTGTACCTCTGCTAATGAAAGTTTGTCTCGCAACATATCTTTTGTGATCTGAATAGAATCACTCCACGAAACAACTTGCATAGAATTAGACCCCCACGCAGTAGATACTGGAGTCCAAATAGTATTCATACCATTATTATATGCGGTCATATGGCCTGTGTGAAATGTTAGTAGAGTTCCGTGTTGCTGTTGATCTGGTAATACAAAATTTAGTGTAGGGGTGGACTGTATCAGATAATCTTCTTCACCAAGTATATGATGAAAGTAATCGTCTACCCAACCAGAGAACTCCCTAGTCCGAACAAATTTCTCTACCTTTTTTCTGAGGGGAACAATTTCAGTTCTATCGAAATATGTGTGCAGCTGACCCAAACTGTCGCACTCTGGCTTTACCTCTTGTACTACAGATAGAATTCTTTCGTACCAAGGAAACTTATCAAAATCATAATCAACTACTTGATGATCCCATCTATGATCATAGTGCTTAATATCATATCTATCTAACATTCACACTAGTCTTCCTCTTCCCAATCTACTATTTCATCAACGTGTTCTACGACTAATTCCTCACCGCAGAAAACACAATAAGATACAACATAATATCTCTCATTCATATCATGTTGTATTTTAAATTCTGCTTCGCATGACTCACATACAATTAATTTCATTGAATTTCACAGAACCCAGCAGAGCAAGCAAGTTCCTGTGATGCGATAGTCATATCAGATTTTTCGTATTCCGCCAACTTTTTCCAATCTACTTCTTTTGGCATCTTACTCAGAAGAACTTCGTACTCTTCCTTTTGGATGTCTTGGTATGGTGCCTGTTTATATGTATGGTCTGAGAATGGGAGAAAACTAACCCCACTCATATAATCAAAATGTTTGTACACCCACGCACCAACTTCAAACCATTCTTCTTCTTTTACTGAAATGGTGACAGAAGGTTTATGTTCACACCAATGTTTTTGATATGTCAGCCAGAGTTCTAGTTGTTCTATTGCACTCTTCTCTGTACGAAATACCGCACTGTTATCTACTTTCATAGGGAAAGAGAATACAGAAGTATTACTAGGATTCATAACGTCATCTTCTACAGGAAAACCAGCATCTTGCATCATGCGAGTGAGGGGGTCTTTCTTGTCTCCACGAACTGTACGAATGTAATAAGGGTTATGTCTTGCATGTATACCAGATGCCGCATCAACTAACTGTGAGACTGTACCAGACGGTTTAACACACGTTACAGCAACACTCTGATTAATTCCTATCTTCTGTGCAAACTCCTTGTTGGTCTTGACTGCTTCTGCCTTCAATTCTTCCAAAAGGTCTTCAAGTCCGTTCTTCTTACCATTTGTAAAGGGACAATCCATAATACCAGTAAGAGAGACTCCCAAAAGTCTCTCTTCTTCGCAATTCTTTTTCCAAGTGGAAGACACGTACTTAAAATTTGTGAGTGTGGACTGAAAAGTTCCTAGAATCGTTGCAAGGCGCACTTTCTCCAAAAGAGACTCCCTTGTATCAGTAACACGTACTACAACCTCCGAAAGATTACAGAACTCACGATCTCGCAGAATAATCTCAGAACAAGGGTTAGTACCAAAATCATATCCCTCTGTATTTCTCCGACCATTCTTTTCTGCCATCGCTACTGCACTTCTGCGATTAAAAATACCACGTTCTCCAGACTTAGATTCATAGAGAGACTTCCACTCATCCATAAACACACCGACATCTGGTTTTTCTGTGTAACATGCAGAGTTGTTTGCAAGGGCTCGTTGGGGTTCTGTGTTCCACCACTGACCAGACTTTGCAGCTCTCATACGGTCATCAGAGAGGTTAGAGAGACTTATGAGCGCACTCCTTCTTACACCCCCTACCACAACTACCTCTGCAATCTTACAAACTATATCATGTGCTTCGAGAGAAGAAAGTTTACGTCCAGCCGCACCTTGAAATGTTGTAACAGAAAAATTGAATAGATTTTCTAATGGTTCTGGGCCTGATGCACGACCACCAAAGGTCTTTAATACTGAACCTGCTGGACGCACTTTGGACATATCCCAACGTGGTATTTGTCCCACATATAATAATCCAACAAGTTCCTTAAATGCCTTTGCCCAACCTAATTTACTATCTGCGACATTAATGACTATATCAGATTCAAAAAATTCATTTGCGACATAAGGTAACTCATTTACATATTGACGTTCAACAGAGAACCCCACACCAGTACCATTCATGAGAACATATAGGATTTCATCAAAAGACTGTGGACGGTCAACTGCAATGTAAGAACAATTATACCCAGCAATATTCTCACGTTTCAATGCTTCTCCAGCAGTCATGAGACAACGCATAGAGGGCATTATCCTTTGAGATAAAACTGCCTCTTCTAAATCCTTCCTGAGTTTGTCTGTAAGTTTATATTCATGCAAATCATTTAAATGTTCTTTAAAGAAATCAAAATACCTTCCTACAGTTTCATCCCACGTTTCTCTTCTTTCTTTCTCTGGCAACCATCTTGAATATCTTGACAAGTGAATAAATTCTTGATAACTGGTAGGTAGGTAATTACTAGGCATCTATCTTTCTCCATTCTGCAAACCTCAGTCTGGCCGATGCACCAGAGAAGGTATTTTCTGTTATAATTTTTTGTATATCTTCTTTTGTCATTCCTGACAAAATCATATCATTTATATCTTTTTCTTTCACCTTCTCTGGCCACAAAACGATACTGCAACCCCTGTCAATTGATTTCTCTATCTGTTTATTGATTTCCTTGTTTCTGGGTTCATTGTCAAATATAACTGTATAATCCCCTTCAAGTCTATCAAAATCTGAACCACCAACCGCAAGACAATTTTCTATAAAGAGACTGTCTAATGGCCCTTCTACAACGTAGATATGTTTGTCTTTATTCACACGATCTAAACCAAAAATCTTATCACGCTCTTCTAATTTGATTGTCAGATATTTCGGTTGTTCATCTCCAAACGCTCTACCTTGATATGCAAATATTTCTCCTTTCTCATCACGAAATGGTATCAACATCCTTGGGTGATCTCCATCCAAAGAAGGAAACTTATTCGGTATTAAAGTATTGGTGAACTCATAGAAGGAATCACAAAAGAAAATATCCCTAAGTGATTCTTTTGGTAACTTTCTACTCTCAACAATTTTTCTGGCAGGGTGTTCTGATTCAAGTTCTGATATCGATTTAAGTGGTTTAAAAACATCCTTTTTGCGAAAAACTGGTTCATCAAATTTAAACTCCGGCTCAGGGTTATTAGATTTAACCCCTTTCTTATATCGTTCCATTATATAGTCTTTATGAGTTTTTGAGTCTATGTGTTTTATAAGATTTCCTAGAGTCGCACCCACCCCACAATTATGACACTTGTAGAATAAGTCATTCTTCTTACGATATACGAAACCTCTGGCCTTAGTGCGAGACTTCTGCGAATCTCCGCAGTAAGGACAACGAAAATTCCAAAGGGCATCACCCTTCTTCTTAAACATCTGTAATTGTGGTGAGATAATATTAAGGTATTTTATATCGATATAAGATTGCATAGTTCATACTATAACTAATTAGAGTCAAATTGTCAAGGGATATCTTAAAATAAAAAGTATTTATCCAGCACTTACTTTAACTGCACCAGAATCGTTCCAAAGTCTGCCTGCAACGCTAGGGTCAGATGTTGGAAGTGCAGTAAAATCTACTTCAGCACCAGTAACTTCAAGATTCCCTGTAACTTTTGCACCGTCTAGTGTAACTCTGAATTTTTCTTCCATATTAGTATTCACTTTGTTTGCAAAAACTATTTCTTTGTTAGTTCCATCAGTTCCATCCATATAAATCCTGGCTCTTGCGTTACCGCCATTACTTTGGAAAATAATACCTGGCGTATTTTCATCACCAATTCTTTGGAGTGTTATCTCCGCATCAGCAGCTCTGATGTGTACTGTGCTATCAACGGTTTGGCCAGACATTGTGCCTATACCTACATCACCTATTACATTAATTCCTGTATTAGTGGTAGCAAGCTTCTCAGAATCATTAAAGAAAATTTGTACGGCTCCACCATCAGTACAAAGAATATAATCTTCACTATTATTTTGAGTCTGCAATCTTATATCATTACCAGCAAGTCTAAATTGTCCAGTTTCATTTTTTATAGTGCTATTTCCGCCTGCATGGAATAGTCTCATATCTCCACCAGATGCACTACCAAATACACATTGAGCATTATCATCAAA